GACGTGGACGCGGCGGTGGCCCGGGCGTTCGACACGTGGAAGGTCCTGGGGTTCTTCGCTGACGTCCAGGAGTGGGAATCGTTCACGAAGGTGGAGTGGCCGCGCCGGCACGGCCGCCGGCTCAAGGTCAAGGCCGTGCCGGGCGGGAAGTCCCCGGAGCCGATCGCGTGGGACATGCGCACCAACGAGTCCGTGTTCACCAAAGCGGCGGAGCTGTGCCAGGACGAAATCCTGGAGGGCAAGTTCACCCACGACGGCGACCCCCGCCTCGCCCGCCACGTCGCGAATGCCCGGGAGCGCCCCAACCGGTACGGCACCAGCGTCCGCAAGGAGACGCCGGACTCGCCCAAGAAGATCGACGGGGCCGTCTGCGTCATCGGTGCCCGCCACGTCCGAAAGCTGGTGGTGGCCAGGCATGGCGACAAGACCGGGCGGGCCATGGCCGTATGAGCCGTCCCGTGGTAGCTGCTAGCTAGCATCCCGCCATGCCTCTGACCGTGAACGGCGCCCTGTCCCTGGCACGTGAGCTGCTCGCGGTCCGGGACCGTGAAAAGACCCGCCTGGACCTGGTGCACCGCTACCTCCGGGACGACCCGAAGGAACGCCGGCTCTCCGGCCTCCCCGAGAACTCGCCCCCGGATGTCGTGCGCCTGGCCCGGCTCAGCCGCGTGAACCTCCTCAAGTACGTGGTCAGCGCCCGGGTGCAGGGCCTGTACGTGGACGGGTTCCGCACCCCGGCCTCGCCCGAAAACCTCGACCCGTGGACCACGTGGCAGCGCAACCGTTTCGACGCCCGCCAGATCGGCGTGCACCGGGCCGGCCTGGCGTTCGGTGCCAGCTACGTCACCGTGCTCCCCGGCGAGGTGCGCGGCCAGACGGTCCCCGTCATGCGTGGCGCGTCGCCACGCAAGCTCACCATCGGTCTCGGCGACGACGACGACTGGCCGGCCGCGGCGCTCCAGCAGCTCACCGAGAAGCGGTGGCGGCTCATCGACCCGGAGGCCGTCTATGAGCTGCGCCGCGGCGACGGCGACGCGTTCGAGGTCACCGACGAGGACATCCGGCTCCACGGCGCCACCTACGACGGCGAGGCCGTGTGCCCCGTGGTCCGGTTCCGGGACACCGATGACCTGGACGACCCGGTGCGCGGCATCGTGGAACCCCACATGCAGCTACAGGACCAAATCAACATCACCACGTTTGGGCTGCAGGTGGCCCAGCATTACGGGGCGTTCCGGCAACGGTGGATCATGGGATGGCTGGCCGAGAACGAGAGCAAGGCTCTGGAGATGGGCGCCAGCCGGCTGATGATGTTCGAGGACTCGCCCGGTGACGTCCAGGTCGGCGAGTTCGCGCAGACCGACCTGCGCGGCTACATCGACAGCCGGGAGGCCACCATCCGGCACCTGGCCACCGTCAGCCAGACCCCCGTGCACGAGCTGCTGGGCGAACTCATCAACCTGTCGGCGGAGGCGCTCGAGGCGGCCCGTGCGTCCCAGCAGGCGGCCGTGCAGGAGAACAAGCTGGTCATGGGCGAGGCCCACGAGCAGGTCCTCAACCTGGCGGGCGAGATGGGCGGCGCCACCGTCGACCCGGAGGCATCGGTCATGTGGGGCGACACCCGCATCCGGTCGCTGTCGGAGGCGGCCGCGGCGTTCGGGGACCTGGTGGAACGGCTGGGCGTCCCGCCCCGCGAGCTGTGGAAGCGCATCCCGGGGATCGCCCAGCACGAGGTGGAGGCATGGAAGGCGGCGGCGGACTCGGGCGACGCGTTCGCCGACCTGGAGGCCCTCCTGGACCGTCAGACGGCCGGGCCCAGCCCGGGGTCCTGATCCCCCGTGGCGGCCACACCGGAGGGGCGCGCGCTCACGCAGGCGCACCGTGCCGCCCAGCTCGCTGTCCGGGCCGGTTCCCTGCGCGACATCCAACAGATATGGCGGGTCGTGGACCCCACCAACCTGTCCCGCACCATCGGCCCTTTCTCGGAGGCGGGCGCGGCGCTCGTGCAGGCCGGCAACACCCGCTCGGCCGGCGTCGCGGCCCGGTACGTGGAGCAGCTCCGCCGCCTAGAGCGTGTCCGGGGCGCGGTCACCATGCTGGCCGGCGAACCGCTCCCCCGCGAGGTCGCGGCGGCGGCACTGCGCGGGTCGGCGCTGCGCGGCATCCTCAACGCCCGCCGGGCAGGGTTCAGTGTGGACGCCGCGGCCCGTAACGGGTTCGTGCGCATGTCCGGTTCGGCGTCGTCGCTGGTGCTCAACGGGGGCCGCGAGCTGGTGGCGGAAACGGGTCGGGCGGACCGGCGGGCGGTCGGCTGGCTGCGCGTCACCGGCGACGAACCGTGCGCGTGGTGTGCCAGCCTCGCCGCGGAGGGCCCCACCCGGGACCCGGAGGTCCACGCGTTCCATGACCATGACGGGTGCACCGTCGAGCCTGTCTACGACGAGGGCGCGTTCACGGACCGGTCGCAGTGGCCGGATGCGTCGCAGCGGTTCAGGGACCAGTGGGATGAGATCACCGGCGGCGCTGACTTCCAGGCGGGTGGGGCCCGGGAGGCGTTCCGCCGGGGCCTGGAGGCGTCGGCGAAGGGCCAGCCGCTCCCGGACGTGGACCCCACGATCGGCGTCCCGGAGTTCTGATCCCCCGCGCCCCCCCACACGGGGGGATGCGCGCGTCCGGTCGCACGACCGGTGAGAATCGGCCGGGAATCCACCTGGCCTGCGACGGGTCACGGCAACATGAGGGAGCAGCGCCGCGATGGCGAAGGACGACAAGCCCGCGACGGGCGACGGCAAGAAGGACGACGACGACACGCTCGGCGATGCCGGCAAGCGTGCGTTGGCCGCCGAGCGCGACGCGCGGCGTAAGGCCGAGGCAGACCTCAAGACGGCTCGCGACGAGCTGGGCAAGGTCAAGGCCGACCAGGACACTTCCAAGTCCGACATGCAGAAGGTGCTGGACAAGGTCGCGGGCCTGGAGAAGCGGGCCGAGGAAGCAGAACGCAAAGCGCTCGTGGCCGCGGTGGCCGCCGAGCACAAGCTCACCCCGGGCCAGGCCCGGCGGCTGCAGGGCTCCACTCGCGACGAGCTGGAGGCCGACGCCAAGGACCTGCTCGAAGCGTTCGGCACCAAGGCCGAGGGCGACGACGACAAGAACAAGGGCAACGGCAAGGGCGACGACGACGGCAAGGGCGACAAGGGCGACAAGCCCGGCATCGGCCGGCCGAAGGAGAAGCTCCGGCCCGGCGCCGCTGGCGATGACACCGAAGGCGAGATCGACCGCAAGAAGGCGGACGAGCTGGCGAAGGACATCGAGTCCGGCGGCTTCATCTAACCCCGCCCACGGTCAGGGACCTGGGCCACAACGAAACGGAGTAGTCCATGGCAGTCTTGACCGCACAGGGCATCAGCCGCGTTGCGCTCGCACTCCTGGTGCGGCGACTGGCGCTGCCCCGCACGTTCACGATGGTGCCCGGCGAGGAGTTCGCCGGCTCGAACGGCGACACGATCACCGTGCGCGTCCCGCAGCCGGGCGTCAGCCTGGTGCAGGCGGCCAAGGGCGACGCCCTGGTGCCGGCGGACGTGGACGAGGTGCCCGTGGACATCACGGTGCGCCACCTGTACCACCTCAAGAACGTGTCGGACCAGGAGCTCTCGATGGAGCTGGAGGACTTCGCCCGGCAGGTCACGCGGGTGCAGGTCGCTGCGGTGGCCACCGGCGCCGAGAACGAGGTGGCCACGGCCATCAACGACCAGGACGATGACGCCACCATCGAATTCGCCGCGGTGGCGGACCCCGATGACACGAAGGCCGTCATCCTGGCCGCCCGCCAGCGCCTCGGCGAGAACGACGTCCCCCCGGACGGGCGGTGGTTCGCGGTGTCCCCCGACATCGCCACCCGCGTCCTGTCGGTGCCGGAGTTCACCAAGGTGAACGAGTCCGGCTCGGACCAGGCGCTCCGCCGGGCCGTCATCGGCACCCTCTACGGGTTCACGTTCGTGGAGTCGCCGGCGATCGAGGCCGGCGCGGCCGCCGCGTACCACCAGTCCGGTGGCGCGTTCGGTCTGCGGGTCCCGGTGCGTCCCCGTGGCGCCACCGACTCGGCCAGCCTCGTGGAGCAGGGCATCGGCCTTCGGCACGTGTTCCAGTACGACGCGTCGACGGCCCAGGACCAGAGCCTGGTGTCCACCTTCGCCGGCGCGGCGATCGTGGCCGACGACAACCCGCCCACCGTGTTCCCGCGGTTCGTCAAGATCGGCACCGGCGTCTGATGCCGATCACGTTCCGGCATACCGGGACGGGCCAGGAGTGCACCGTGCCCGGGCCCTCGGATGAGCCTGTGCGGCGCGTCCGGCCCCGGGCCCAGCGCATCGCCCGTTTCGACGCGTCCCCCGAGTGGGAGCGCGTCGAAACGGCCCCGGCCCCGACCGGACCGAAGCCAGCCGACGTGCGGGCATGGGCGCGGGACCAGGGCATCGACGTGCCCGTCCGCGGCAAGCTGCCCGTCGAGCTGGTGAGCCGGTACGTGGCCGCCCACACCGACGAGTAGGCGATGGCCGGACTCATCACCGTTGCGGAGCTGCTGGCCCGCCCGGGGTTCGAGGGACTCGACTCCGGGCAGGCCGGCGCGCTCATCGACGACGCCAGCGCCCTGGTCCGCGAGGCGGCGGACCCGGAGCTGGACGCGGTGGAGTCCCCGGACACGCCGCCGGCCGTGGTGGCCGTCCTGGTCAACATGATCCGCCGCGGGTTCATCAACCCCGCCGGCCACGCCCAGGAGACGCTGGGCGATTACAGCTACACGGCCGGCACGCAGGCTGGCGTGGCGACCGTGTACCTCACCCGCCGGGAACGGCGGATCGTTCGCCGTGCTGCCGGCAAGCTGGGGGCCGGCAGCCTGGTACTCACCGGTGACCTGCCTGTCCAGCCCTCGGAGCTGGCCATCGGCCTCACCGAGGACGACGTGCTGTGATCGGCCACCTGCTCACCCGCACCGCGGACGTGTACCGACCCTCGACGGCCACCGACGCGGTGGGCGGCCAGACCGTCACCCTCGAGGCGGCCGGCACCGTGCGCGTCAAGGCCGGCCAGCCGACCACCGAGGAACGGCGCACCGCCGGCGCGTGGGCGGCCGAGCTCACCCACGTGGTCCACGCGGCCCGGGGCACGGACATCCGCCGCGGCGACCAGCTAGACCTCGGCGGCACGTTCCGGCTCCGTGTGCTGGCCACCATCGAGGACTCGCACCGCACGTATCTGCGGGCGGACTGCGAGGCGTTCCAGCCGGAGGGCGGGTAATGGCCCGGGCCCGGCTCACAGTGGACGTGCAAGGCATCGAGGACGCGGTGCGGGCCATCCGGGAGGCGGGCTCGGCCGCGCATCAGGCGGCAGAGCAGGCGGTCGCCGAGTCGCTGGACGAGGTGGCCGACGACATGCGCACGTCCGCGCCCGTGCTCACCGGCGCCCTGGAGGAATCCATCGAGGTGGACCACCAGGGCCTGGCGGGCACCGTGTCGGCCACCGACGAGGCCGCCGAGCCGCAGGAGCACGGCACCAGCCGGCACCCGGCACAGCCGTTCGCTGGGCCCGCCGCGTCCACCGCTGAGGGCCGGTTCCCTGACCGTGTGGCCGACGCCGTCCGGGGGGCGGTGGAATGACCACCGAGGACCCATCCGTCCCCCTCCAGGCGGGCCTGTACGCGCTCCTCACCGCCGACGCGCCCCTCATGGCGCTGGTGTCGGGCGTGTTCGATGAGCCGCCCGAGGGCAAGCCCCCGGCGTATGTGGTCATCGGGTCACGCAAGCAGACCACCCCCGACGACGCGCACGGCCGCAACGGCCGGCAGAACATCGTGCACCTGGACACGTGGACGAGGGCCCGGTCCACGCTCCCCGGCGACCAGATCGGCGCCCGCCTCGTCGCGCTGCTCGACAAACGGCAGGCGGACCTGGACCCGCTCGTGGACGGCCACACCGTGTGGAAACTGCGGTGGGAGGACTCCATGAGCCTGGACGACCCGGACCGGGAGCTGCGCCACCGCGTCGACCGGTTCCGCATCCACACCGCGCAACCACCGGAGGAGTAGGCAATGGCCATCAAGTATCAGCGTGTCAGCGGCGGGCCCCCCGTCACCGTCACCCGCCCGGCACCAGACCCGTGGCTGGAGAAGTCGAAGCGCTGGGAGCGCGTCGACTCCGCCAAGTCCAAGACCGCCCCGGCGTCAGCCGGCGACGACAAGGAGAAGTAGCCCATGGCCGGCATCGACGCATTCGGCACCATCCTGGAGATCGACGTCAACGACGACGCGTTCGTCACCGGACTCACCGCTGGGGAGCTGACCAACATCGACGTGTTGGACGTGTCCGTGGATGACTACGACGTCACCACCCACGACTCGCCGGGCCAGTGGCGGGAGTTCATCGGTGGCCTCAAGGACGGCGGCACCCTGTCCGCCGACCTCAATTTCGACCCGGCGTTGCACGGGGCGATCCTCAGCGCCATCAAGGACACGCACGACATCCGCATCACCCTCCCGGCGGACGCTGACGACGCGGAGGTGACGTTCTCCGGGTACATCAACACGATGTCGGCGGCGGCCCCGCACGACGGCCAGCTCGAGGCGGAAATCGCCATCAAGGTGAGCGGCCCGCCGACGCTCACCATCACGTGAGCGGCGAGGAGCTTCTCTCCCGCGAGGACATCCTCGCGGCGAGCGAAGCCACCGAGGTCATCACCAGGGACGTCACCGTGCCGGAGCTGGGCGGCAAGAAGGTGCGCGTCCGGGAGATGAACGGCGCGCTCCGTAACCGCATCGAGGCGGCGTTCGCCACGGTCCGGTCCGGCGGCGACAGCAAGTCGCTGGAGAAGGTCACGGCCCAGCTCCTCGCGGCGTGTGTGGTCGGCCACAACGGCCGGCCCATCCTCCAGGAGGCGGACGCCCGCAAGATCCTGGCCCGTAACCCGCGTGCGGCGTTCAGGCTCCGGCAAGCGATCTTCGACATTTCGGCGATCGACGACGAGGACATGGAGGCGCTATCTGAGGGTTTCGGCGACGACCAGAGCGACGGTTCTACTTCCGGCTAGCGGCCCATCTCGGCATGACGGTCGGCGGAATGCTGGACCGCATCACGTCGACGGAGCTGGTCGAATGGGCTGCCTATGAACGGCTGTACGGGCCGCTCGGCCAGGAACGAGACGACCACCTGGCCGCTCTGGTCTCCACCACAATCGCTAACGCCATGCGAGGCAAGAAGGGTCGAAGGCTCCGGCTAAAGGACTTCATGCCCACGTGGGGCGGCAAAGAGAAGCAGTCAGGCAAGGACCAGCTCGCCGTGTTGCGGGGCATGGTGCACCGGATGGGAGGCCAGGAGGTGAGCAGCAGTGAGCACGATCGCTGACCTGGTGGTCAAGCTGGGCATTGACGGCGAGGACCTGGAGTCCGGCGTCGAGAACGTCGCGGGGTCCCTGGACCGCAATTTCGCCCGGATCACCGCCGGCGGTGTCGCGGCTGGCGCCGGCCTGGAAGCGTTCGCGCGCAGTCAGGCCCCGATGGAGGAGCAGGCCACCCGCATCGCCGCGGCGACCGGGTTGCACACCGACGCGGTCCGGGACCTGGCCCTCGAGGCCAGTAACGTCACGTTCCCGCTGCAGGAGGCCCTGGACCTCATGGAGTCCGGCCGCCAGCAGGGCCTACGGTCAGGCGAGCAGCTCCAGGAGTTCGCCACGTTTTGGGACATGGTGGGCGACGCGACCGGCGAGGCGGGCCCGGAGCTGGGCGCGGCCGGCACGGCGCTCCGGGCGGTAGGGATCGCGGCCGGGCAGGAAGGCGAGGCGCTCGGCGCGTTCGGTTTCATCTCGCAGGAGACGACCGGCTCCGTGAAGGACTTCCTCAAGTTCTTGGAGCGCACCGGCCCTGAGCTGAACACCATGGGCGCCGACGTCAACGACGCCGCCGCCATCCTCGGCATTCTTGAGTCGGAGCTGGGCATGTCGGGCCGCACCGCCCGCACCGAGTTTCGTTCTGCCGTCTCGGAGGCGGACGGCGACCTGGGCGCCATGCTGGAAACGCTGGGCATCTCCAGCGACCAGTTCGACACGTACCGGCAGGCCGTCGCGGGGTCATCGGGCGTCATCGAGCGCAACGCGGCCATTCACGCCGACAGTTACACGCCCATGCAGCGGCTCTCGCACGCCATCGAGGAGCTGATGTTCAAGCACGGGGCCCTGTTCGACATCGCCGGCAAGCTGGCGCTACCCCTCCTGGCGCTGGGCCCCATCTCGAAAGTCGTGTCCGGCGGCCTCAAGGGCATGGTCAAGGTGGCCAAGGGCGTCCCCAAGGTGTTCGGCGCCATCGGCAAGGGCACCGGCAAGATGGCCTCCGGCCTCGGCCGCATGGCCGCGAGCGCCGGCCGGGCTGGCATTCAGGTGGCCACCACCTTCGCCCGGATGGCCGCGCAGGCGGCGATGGCCACCGGCCGTGTCGTCGCGCAGATCGCCATACAGATCGCCCGGTGGACCGTGCTCGGCGTCCAGGCGCTCATCCACGCCGCGAAGGTGGCGCTCGCGTGGCTTATCAGCCTCGGCCCGATCGCCATTGTGGGCGCGGCGGTGATCGCTCTGGTGGCGCTCATCATCGCCAATTGGGACAAGGTGGTGACGTTCACCAAGGCGGCGTTCGCGGCCGTTACCGGCGCGGTGTCCTCGGCGTTCGAGTGGGTCAAACGCAACTGGCCGCTGCTGCTAGCGATCCTGACGGGCCCCATCGGCCTGGCGGTCCTGGCCATCGTCAAGCACTGGGGGACCATCAGGGACGGGGTCACCGCCGTAAAGGACTGGATCGTGGCCCGATTCAACGACGTGGTGTCGTTCGTCGGGTCACTCCCCGGCCGCATCGCCTCGGCGGCGTCGGGCATGTGGAACGGCATCACGTCCGCATTCAAGGCCGCCATCAACTCGATCATTCGCCTCTGGAATGGCCTCACGTTCCCGTCCGTCACCGTGGGCGGAGGCGACCCCCTGGGCCCGTTCGGCCCGTCGCTGCCGTCCGTCACCATCGGCGGCTGGGACCTCCCCAACATCCCGGAGCTGGCCGAGGGCGGCATCATCAAGGCCCGGCCCGGCGGCACCCTGTTCCGTGGCGGCGAAGCCGGCCAGGACGAGGCGGTAGTCCCGCTCCCCCGCGGGGTCAGCCGGATGGGCGACGGCGGGGCGCGCGTCGAGAATCACTGGCACATCGCCGGTTCCATCCGCTCGGACCGTGACCTGATCCGCCTGTTCCGCGACGAGCTGGACCGCGGCGGACTGGACGGGGTGCTGGCATGAGCCAGGGAGAGGACCCCATGCCCGAGCGGCCCACCCCGCCACCGCGGCCCGGCAGACGGCTGACCGACGAGGAGCGGCCCGTCCACGCCGCCGCGGTTGTCGCCGCGGCCCTCGGCGCGCAGCGCGCCGGCGACCGCGCCGAGACGAACCAGCTCCTCATCCACGCGGTCCATGACGGCGTGCCACCGGCCGAACTGCTCGCCGAGATCCTCGAACAGGCCGGCGGCCGGTTGTGACCGTTGTCGTTCTCAACGCGGGTGAGGAGGCCATCCTGGAGGACGGCCTCACCGGCGTCGCCTACACCCTCCGGTTGTACAAGGCCGACGTCACCGCCGGCCTGACGCCCGACGAGGTTGACGAGCTGGAGGCGGGGGATTTCACCGAGGCCACATTCACCGGCTACAGCGCTGCGGCCCTGTCCACCGGCGACTGGACGGTCACCCAAGGCAACCCCACCACCGCCAGCAACGTCGAGAAGTCGTTTACCTCGACGGCGGACCAGGGCATCCAGACACAGAACATATGGGGCCACTACGTCACCCGCGACAGCGACGGCGTGGCGCTGTGGTTCGATCAATTCCCCGCACCCATCGTCATCGAGTTCGACAACGACCAGGTCAACGTCACCCCCACGCTCACCCTCGACGACTCGGAGGCCAACGTGGTCCCGACCGGTTCCATCCTCCCGTACGCCGTCGACTCGGCGGCCACCCCACCGACCGGCTGGCTGTTCTGCGACGGGTCAGCGGTGTCGCGCACCACCTTCGCCGACCTGTTCAACACCATCGGCACCGCCTACGGGGTCGGCGACGGGTCGACCACCTTCAACCTGCCGGACACCCGGCAGCGTTTCATCCTCGGCCAGGCGGACTCCGGCACCGGCGTCAACGTCGGCGACACCGGCGGCGCGATCGACCACGTCCACGACCTCGACACGGCGTCGTCGCACGCCCGCATCGCCGCCGGCGTCGGCTCGCCCGGCACCATGCCCCAGCAGCGCAAGACAGTGGCCAGCTACAACCGCACGCAGAACATCACCGTCAACGC